GCTGACGGTATTGTCGTAAGCATAGTCAGATGTAATCATGCCGTCATAATACATAGCTGCAGCTGGTTTGTATGTTTTTTCATTCTTGGTGCCAAGTACAAAACTGCCCTGCATCATCTGTGCATATGTTCCATTTGTTTCGTCTTCCATCGTAAAGTACACCGGTCCGATTTTAATCGCGCGACCATCACGGTATCGAAAGGTGATAGGATAAGTGTCTGTTGTAGTGGTTTCTATTTCAATACTGCCACCGGTAATTTTCGCATTCTTGCTATTTAAACTATCTGCTACAACTTGTCCGTTCGTATCTACCGAAAACAGCTCTCCGATTTTAATGAGTCCTTTCAGCACTTCAATCCCATCTGCATCTAATCGTGTTACAAGATTTCCAGATGCATCCAGCACTTCCATGATGCCGTTTCCGTTGTCTTTACCTCCAAGTGTTAACGTACCTCCCTTAATACGGTTTGCAAGCATAGTTCCGACAAGTATCCAATCCGCGGCAATTCCACCCTGTTCAAAACTGAATACCATGTCGAACGGTCCGTTCGCGCCATTGCTACTGTATGCAAGTCCTTTGAGGTTAAGCCACATTATGTTTTTGGACGTCTCCCGATTGTCCGTATCCATGATCATAATGCCATTAGGTTTTCCATCATCGTTTTGCGTAACAATCATATTGCCACCTTGATATCCAGTGATAAGCGTGGCCATTTGATTAATGAGGTTTTGGATCTCACTCTGCTGTGGAATACTACCTTGCACCTGCTCAATTTTCTGCTGAGTACTTTGTGTATAAGACTTTTTGAGGGTGCTATTACTTAGCGTAATCTCATTCTTATCCTGTTCCTGGAGGTATGTTTTTTTCTTGTACACAGGAAACCACGTGTCCATGCCGTACGGAGTTGCTACCGTATTTGTGTAGTCTCCAACCTCATAAGAATCAATGTTGTTATCGTATGCAGCTAAATCCACTGCAGTAAGCTCCAGCGTCAAGGATTCGTATTGTTTACTTTTAAGCCACTCTTCGCCCTTTGCTTTTAAGTTTGACGGTACGGTCATATCGCTCCAGTAATTGACTTTTCGTATCACACCAAATTCTGCTACCGCTTCCGGAATCGAAATGTAATCCTTGCCATCATTTACTGATTTAATGTCAACATAGGCATCCAGTCCTTCTACCTCGCTCGTTTCAAGTTTAGCGCCTAATGGAATAAGTTGTGTTGCAATTTCAGTACCCGAGGTTCTCTTGATATATTTTGTCAAGTTGTACCCCAGCTCTATCGGCTGCGATACTGTCTTTCCATAATCCTCCAGCTTCACAATGTCTAAATATCTTACACCATTTTCCTTACGAATTCTTAAATAACCATTTAACTTGTCACATAATTTCTCCCGGATAGCTGTCAGCGTATCTTCCCGATTGGTGTATCGGTAAATACTATCATTTGAATCTATTACCGTAACGATTCCAATTTCGAAACGCTTCTTTTCTTCTACCTGACTATTGTGTTCGTTAATAAGCTCGGTAAAAAACTGAAACGGCGTATAATTTTGATATCTTTTCTGTGGTTGGATGGAATCAAATAAAAACGACAGTTCCCCCACAACATACACACTTTTTATTCCCTCAAGAACTTCCTCCGCCTCTCTTACTTCACCGCAAAATCTTTCTTTTCCATCCTGCATGATTCGAATCATGCTTGCTCTGTTCCGGATGTCGTTGTATCCCGGATTGGTAATCGGAATATCGAATGTAAACGTTCCTGCATCATTCATAGCTTCATCTAGTTCCCCGCCTGAAATAGCATATTCTTTGTCATTTGGATAATAAAGTAATTCATCATCCATATAAACTTCATACTTCATAGCCACGCTCCTCTATACGCTATTGATAATTTCCCGCTGCCAGTAAACTGCAAAGTGATATCCTCACTGCCTATCCTTATTTGCGGAATTCTCTTTGTACCAACGAGCAGATCATATATCCGCTCTTTGTAAATCACACATAATTCGTTGCTTTCTGCCACAATGAATTCAGGTACCGACGGCATACCGCCGCCTACAATAACAACCTTATTGTTGCTCTCATCTATGGTAATGTCAGCAAGTTCACGTATTACATCTGTTTCAAAATCAAATGTGTCCCATATCCAGTCTTCATTACTTGCAGTCACATCATACTTAAACGGTTCTGCAGTTCCTGTAATTGTAATTTGTCCAATCACGCTGTTACTTTTTTTGCCATCAATACTTAACCGACATATGTAGTAATGCTTGATATCATCATCCGGAATTACCTGACATTTTTTTCCGTGAATCCACATTGCGATTTCCGAATAGATTCTCGGCCACTCTTCATTACTACAATTGACGTCAAATACAAATTGCAATCCTGTCCGGTCTTCGTAAATGACTTCTCCGAACACTTCAGACAAGTCAATTGAACCGGACATGCCCGCAATCTGTATCCTATTGGTACGTGGAGCTGGTTGCGTAATAGTCATCGTGAGCAGATTTAAACCAAACTCACTCGTATGCTTTCCGTTAATAGTTAGCCCAAAATATTCCATCATGTCTTTCTCTGTCGCTCCCTTTCTAGCTCGTCATTTACTATCGGTGTTATAAGTTTGCCAACTACTTTTTTGTCCATTGTTACAGTTGTGCCATCTAATACCTTGGCCATTTCTTTACCCATGCGTTCATAATCCATCGGTTCTCCTAATGAAGATTGTCCGCTGCTGAGCTTATACTCGATTCCGGCTAGCCCTCCAAGTGTACGGAATCGAAAGTTCTCTTCCTTAGTTAGCACCGCTTCGCCTTCATCGAGGAATGCCGGGAAGAAATCAGATGGTACATAATCCATCCCTACTTTCAACCGCGGGATCTTCAGAATATTGAAACCTTTTCCGCCAACTACAGGCACATAGTCCGGTATCTCGATTTTGTTAATACCATCGATAAATCCATTGATACCATCGATAATGAAGTTAATCGGAACCTTAAACACTCCGCCGATAGCATCCGCAAAATTAGAAAAAATATCTTTAATATTTTTCCATGCGGCCGCCCAGTTTCCACTAAATACATTTTTGATAAAATCAATCAGGCTCTCGAAAACTGCTATAATATTGCCAATCGGGTCTATCAGACCCTCAATCGCGCCTCCCAGCGCATCAGCTAATATTTTAGCTACCGCTTCGACGATTGGTATCAGAGGCTTTAGTACGGTATCCAGTAATTTTGCAATAATCTCGATTAATGGAGTAATTGCTGTTTCGATAAGATTCACAATCGGATCCAATAATTGAACGAACAAATCCAGTATTGGCTGCAACAGGGATATAAACAACTCCAGTATTGGTAACAATGCATTGATGATGCTCAAAAGTGGTGGCAACAATGCGCTGACAATTTCCACGATTGGTGGAATCAGCGCTGTGAATAATTCCACTAATATCGGCATGATGTTACTAATCAGGTCCATCAATACCGGCGCTATGGCTTCAAATAACTCCACCAGCATCGGCATGATTTCTTCGATAATAGAAACCATCGGAGTAATTAATTCGCCCAGCAATTCCACCAGTGCGGGGATAATATCCGAGATAATCGGCGACATTGCGGTAATGATTTCGCCGATAACATCTAGCAGCGGTGGCAACACTTCCTCAATTGCCGGAAGTATCTCCTGAATTACCTCGGTCAGCACCGGAATCAACATTTCTCCTAAAGGAATAAGCAGAAGTTCAACACTACGCCTCAATCCTTCCAGCATGGAGCTTAGATCGTCATATTTAACCTCCTTGATGCTCTCCATTGCGTTTCCAGTATCGTACGCACCGTCTTCGATAGATGCAAGCGCTGTTACCGCATCTGCACCTAAGTCTTCCCATTGTGTACCAAACAAAGCCACGCCCGCAGCGTTTTGCTTCAAAGGATCTTTTACTTTCGCTAAGGCTGCTATCGTTTCCTGAAATGCTGCTTTCGCAGAATCGCCACCTGCCGCAAATTTGTCAGCCATTGCGTCTGCATCTAATCCAATGTCCGCAAATCCCTGTTTTGTCGTCTCGGAACCGTCAATGACACGTATGGACATTTCCTTAACTGCATCACCGACTTTGTCCAGATTGAACGCTCCTGACTCAGCGCCTTTCTGGAAAATTTTAAACATGTCATCCGCATCCAGTCCGACCTTTGCGAACTGTACAGAATACTCCGATATGCTGTCTAATAATTCCCCAGAATAGTCAAGACCATTTTGCGCGCCTGCCGCAATTAAATTCATGGCCTCATCGCCAGAAATGCCAAAATTATCCACCATTGCTTTTGCTGCTCTGGTGGATTCCGCTATATCATATTCAAATACGTCACGGAGTGCAAACGCTGATTCCGTCACGGTCTGCAGCTGTTCATCTGACATTTCGCCCAACTGCTTGTCTACCTCAGCCATGGCCCTACTGATATCAGAAAAGTCCTCGCCATAGTTATTCTTGTAAATATTCTCAAGTACTGTTTGATACCGTTCGGTCTCCTCTACGCCCTTACCGGTGCTGGCAATGTACTGATTCATCGCCTGTTGCATATCGTTCGCAGCGTCTACCGCCGTGGCGCCAACAGTTACTGCAGCTGCACCTGCAGCAAGCATTCCGGCACCAATAGCTTTCGCTGTTCCTCCGGCGATATTCTTCAGCGTATCTCCGTGTTTCTTGGCCGATTCCTGCCTCTTTGAATGAGACTCTTCATCAGATTCCTCGCGTTCTTTGTTTTGCTCCTTGTGGTGCTCTGTTACATCTTCCTGCTCTTTCTTAATAACATCGGATGTGTCTTTTTCGTATTCTTCCTTGTAGTCATTGGTTTCTTTTGCTGACTTTTTTACCTTTGACTCCGCAGCACTTAAATCGCTGTCAAGTTTGCTGTCGTCCGCTCGTATCTCATAGGTTACTGCACCTTCATTCATGATATTTTACCTGCCTCTCTCTGAGGACAGGCACATCGGCACAGCGTCCTATATTTTCAGTTCAAATTCTTTTTTACACTCTTTATTTTTGCACTTTAAATAAATGCCTTTGCAGTGGGCATCCTGATTTTGCATTACATTCGTTGGATGCCCGCAGAAGGGGCATTTGACCTTTTGGCGAATTATCTTCTTATCGCCTGTGCTTCGAGGGTGTCAAATAGTCTGTCAAGCCCATCCTTTCCACCTCCTCCCCTTACCGGCAAGGCATAATGAGATTTCAGTTCCATTATGTTCTGTCTGATTTTTCCATTGCGTCCGTTTGGTTCTGGAAGCTCCATGGCGCGTATGTTGATAACCTCTTTCATCTTTGTCTTATCTGATAACCCCTGCATGAGTGCCAGAAATCGCTTCCACGAAAGTTTTCCCTGCGCGTCAATCAGATCTAACTGATAGTCCTGCAAGAAAGAGGCGTATATATATTCGCCGTCAAGTTCAAAATCCAACAACGGAACTGCTGATGGCTTTGTTGATACGCGCTCCTTGGAAGCAATTTTCTCTTCGAAGATTGTTTCCAAAAGCTGTTGCTTTTCTTGCCATGTCAGACGAGCAAGAATTTTCTTGGAACATACCAGTATTTCCAAAGCCGTCAGAATTTTCATGGAATTGTCAAGGTTATCATCCCCAAACACCCGTTTCGCATTTAGTACGGAATCATACGACAAATCAAGCTCGACTTTACCACCTTCATATTCAACATAATTCTCTTCATAGTCTGTCAAGAATCCCATTATATGCCTCTCCGAATGAATTTTGAACTGTAGCCCTTATTTCTCTTATACTGATTGGCGATTCTATTCTTGGCAACCCTTACGGTATCGTTAATCTTAGGAATCAGCACCTGCGTAACAAACGGTGTAACTTCCATATGCATTTCCATGAACCGATTCACATAGAATTCAAGAATTATATCGGTATTCTCGTCTCCCAATACGGTACGGTACAATGTGACCAGTGCATTTCCTGCTACTTTCTGTGCTGATTCCACATATAGATCGGAAAGC